GTTTGCTGCACCACTTCCTGCAGTAGTTGGAATTAAACATTGTGCCCAAGGTAAATCCTCATTTGGTAGATCTGCTTCACTATAAGGATGATAACCAAGAATCCTAACCTTAAAACGATTTCCCCATCCACCACCTTCTACTTGTTGCCCCATAGAGGAGAGTGGTGGAATCTGCCCAATCCACCAACGAAAACCGTCTCTACCAATAAAATGACTTTGTAGTAATGATTGATCTAACATTTATGATGCCTTTGCCTCTACATTAATGCCAAACGTATCTCTTATTAATTTTAAAGAAGTGTAAGAAGAATCACTATCAAAGTGATGACATAACTCTTTAATCATATATAGACCACTAGTTTCCGTATCATTTTCGGTTGTTTGAGATTGAGTAATTTTTGGAAAACGACAATCAATGATATCACCTGCTCTCAAATTTGTGTTTGATGGAATAACCATTGTTAATGTTTGGGAAAATAAAATATTATATCTCATTAAAGACTGCGATTGATATTCAGATTGATCAGAGTTAATCGACGTTGATACATCCTTTTCTAGTGTTCCAACGTCATAAACGGCAGTAATAATACGAGTTGGAACATCACCTAAAGTTTTATCAGATCCTTCGGAAAGTGGTGGTAATTTAATTTGACTGCCAAGGTTTTTAGTTTTACCAGCATAATTTTCAAGTTTAAATAAACCCTCTTCTGGTTTGGAAAATGAGAAATCTAATGGATTAAAGAACATTCTATGACTTCCATAGGTTCCTAATTTAAGTTTTTCAACTAGATTTTGATTTTTTACAGTCATATAATTCAAAATCTTCAAATCATTATCAACTTTATTATTATTTTCATCATAAGAAACAGTAGCCTGACTGTAAATATATGTTTGTTTTGCTGGTTGTTTTATGAGTTCATCAATGGATCTAAACTGAAATCCGTCTTTAGTTTGATAGAATAAAAATCCTGCAGTGGCACTACCAGAAGATTCGGGAACTGCTTTGGCAGCTAACCAAATTAGAACTGTAAAAGGTTTTCTTAAATTCCCAATAAATCCATACTTGTTTGAAGTTTTATCAATCGCACCTATTTTAGAAGTTTTTAAAGTATCTTTTAAGATCTTTTCAACAGAATCACTTATTTTTAGACTTGTTGGATATTTTGCACCGACACGAACTGTCTCATTTGTAATTGCTTCTCTTGATACTAAATGAAGTGTAAAACTTTCTTGGTTTGTTTCAGAAATAACATCCGTAATGCTAGAGACATAAAAATAATCTTCTACTTTTTTAGAAAAATCTAATCCAGGATTTTTTTCAGAATTTCCTGCGATCTTCATTGAAACTCTTTCACCACCACGAAGAGGAAGACCATTGTAAATGGATTGTGCTTCAGATCCTCCTTCAGGTACAATTGTATTACCAGTATTAACGACTTTTACTTTTGCTGTAATTGTAGGTGAAAATAAATCCTCATAATAATCAATAGAAATCACACCTGTGGTGATATCAATTGATCTTTTACGATCATTGGATTCTAAAACAAACTCTTCATATATGGACTTTTTAGTTGACATTATAGATACGCTAAATCTAGCAGAAGTTTATTCTTGATAAAGTTATTTAACAACGCAGACTCGGGAACTTGTTGAGGTGTTCTTCCAACGTTTTGATTAGATTGAGGTGGAGTAGTATCTGGAAATGATTGTTCAGCAAGATTAACAAGTAAATCCATTCCAGAAATGCTTGGTGTAAGTGATGAAGGTGCTTGTTGAGGAGCTGAAGCAATTTGTGCTGGTGGTTGTGGTGCTACAGATGATCCGCCAAGTTGTGAACCAGAAAATCCACCAGCGATCAAATCTGCTCTAAGTCTAGAACTTAAAGCAGTTTCTCCTCTAGCATCATCAGATACACCTTTTCTAGATTGATTAGGATAAAAAGGAATATCAAATGCTTGATTTGAATAGTGGTAAGATCCTGAAGCATGTCTACCAGTGTTTATTGATCCTATTGTCCATCCTTTACCCTGCAACCATTTAATTGCAGCATCTCTTGTCACTTGACTATCAAATGCAACGTGATCGTGATAATTTCCTGCGGCATGATCTGCCCTATATCTTTTATGTGTTCGATCTCCAGTAAGATATTCAACGATCTTTCCACCTTTTCCAGATAAAGCAGATGGTTGTGAGGCAATAGAGATATTGTCAGAAATACCAAATTCCTTTTTCTTCCTTTCAATTCTTCCACCCATTTCAGCGACAGTTATTCTTCCATCTCGATTAGTATCAAGAGGTGCATTTGAAGAATATTCTCTAGAAGGTGAACTATAAAGAACTTTATTAGGATCACCAGATGCATATGCTGGAGCAAACACAGTCGAATATAATTGTCCAGCTCCTGCTCCCTTTTTTAAATTCCAATTTTCAAAATACTTATCAACATACTTCATCTGCTCAGCTCTACTCATTCTCTTTAATGCTGCTTGAGTAGTTCCAACAGATTTTGCACTAGCGGCACTAAATTGAATTAATCCAACATGAGTTCCATTATCAGCTGCTGGATTAAATCCACTTTCGGCAGCAATTACTCCTAACAAATCTCCTTCTTTGATTCCATATTTTTGAGATACTCTTTTAACTTCTGCTAAAAATGCCGCATCATTGCCAATTCTTTTTTGAGCCACTCCAGACAGTCCTGCCGTTGCATATACTCCAGGTCCTTGTTCTTCATAAGCATCTGGAGGTGGTTGTTCAGGTTGTTGTGAAAAGGGTGTAGTAACCAAACTAAAAGCTTCTTGAATTTGATTACTCATACTTCCAACAGTGCTGTTCAACTCATCCATAGCTTTTCTAACACGTTTTGATGTGTCAAAGAAATCAAAGGATGCAATATTTTGTGCAACAGATCCAAGAATATTCCAAGTTCCAGTAAATATATTGATCATATTTTTTAGAAATCCACCAGCAATTTCTCCTGCCCTTTGAACTCTACCAATAAATTCCTTACCCCAAGCAATCCACTGTGGTAAATTTTTCATTAACCATCCAGCAGTAAGATAACCAAGAAATCCCAATAGTCTCCCAAAAAGTCCTTTTGAAGTGTCTGCCTGAGCTAATTGTCCTGCACCTCCTTTCGTAACTATATCAGGAGACTCCAATTCATCTTCCAATTGTTTCCTTCTCTCATATTCAACTCTTCTATCTCTAATCATTTTTGTTTGAGCAAAAGCGTCTCTTTTTACTTTTGTATTTCTAAAAACTAATTGAGTAACATTTCGAATTGATTTTCCAGCATCTGTAAGTCCCTTACCAATTTGGCGAGAAACTCCTGTTATTCTTTGTGTATTAATTGCTGGGGATATGACTGCCATTTTCTTACATTACTACATTGTAGTTTAATTGGGAATATAAAACATAAAAATTGTCAGTGTTTCCAGGAGAGATTAGTGGAACATCACTAATTGGACCTGAAGAAGCAGAAGATTGTGGTGTAGGTGCTTTTGACTGTCCACCAGTCAAAATAATATTTGGTTTTGCTTCAGGTAAAGTTCCGATTGGTGTTTGTTCTTTTGGTGGTGCTTGAATATTTGCAGTACTATAACTAGCAGGAGAAGCTCCTTGCATTCCTTGCTGATAAGACTCTAAATTAGGTGTTCCAGGAGAAGCAGATTGTAATAAACTTTGCGATGATACAGAGAATGTATTATTTTGATCAACATTAAATTGCATTGGCACTGTTGATATTGCAGGAGTCTGTGGTTGAACTACTGCTGGTGCGGGAGTTGTTGCTGCTGGCGCTGCAGCAGGCGGCGCTGGTGTTGGTGTTGGTTTACCAGATACTGCAGTAGGTGTTTGTGGTTTATCTTTTTGAGTCATTCTATAACCTTCCAATCCAAGTCTTGCAATCGCTGCTGGAGTCCCAACAAAAGGAAGCATCGATGCTGCACTTAAGGCTGCTCCACCATAATCACCCCGACTAAGATCATATGCTGTTCCAAGACCTCCAGCGACTATATTAAAACCAGGTATAAGCCTACCACCGCCTTTAAGAAAATTTCCTGCTCCTCGAAGTAATCCACCACCTCTTCCAATATTAGACATTCTCGTCATTAAATTTACATCACCAGTGATAAGAGGTCTTGCACCTGCTCCCGCTCTTGCAGCATTTGCAGCCGCTGATCCTGCTCTTGCTCCACCCCCAAATATTCTAGCCAATGCACCACCGGCAGCTCTAAATGGAGCTAAAACAATTCTTGCTGCCATTCCTGCTATTCTTAAGGTTAATCCCGTAATCGTTCTCATTAAGAGACCAAATCCAAGATTAATTGCTGCAAATGCTCCTAAAGAAAATAGAAGGTTTTTAATAAGTGAATTTTTAATTTCTTCTAGTCTTTTAGTATTACCAGAAGTATATGCCTTTAAAGTTTCAATTCCTTGATTTGTTAACCACCCAAAGAATAAAGTTGTCATCGCACCCATGATGCGTTCAAATAATCCACCAATTTTTTGTTGAAGATTTATAATTGGTTTGGCAAGGGCACCCGCAATTCTTCTCTCAAGTAAATTTTCTCTTCCCTCTCTTATTTTTCTTTCATTTAATTTTCTTTCTGCTTCTTGCTGATCCTTAATATTTTTTTGCTCTATCGCACTTTCACCTTGAATACTTTTTAATAAATTATTAATATTAGTACCAAGATCTCGAACATTTACGCGAACGACATCCAGTATTGGTTGAATAGCACTTACAGATTGTTGAGTTTGTTGAATCTGTAAATTTTGTGCTCTATCAACCAAATTGGTTTGAGGTCTTACAACTATAGCTCCGCCACGCTCTGTCGCTCCACCACCACCGCCACCAAATCCAGATACTCTCGTACTTCTAAATATTGCCTTTCTTCTTTCCGACGACAAATAAGATCCCGTGGTAGGATCAACCCCAGTTTGTGCTATTGTAAAGGGATCAGCCATTCGATTGGTTCTTTAGATTTTCTTCTTCGATATATTGTTGGAGAAGAGTAATATAAACTTCCCTTTCCCAAGGAATCATATTTTCCAACTCTGTTAATGAATATTTATGGTGCTGAATGAGAGCAAAGTTAGTTTTGTAGTATGACGCAAGATCTTCATGCGCCATTGCTAGGCGAAAAAACTTGTTAGTCCCTCCAGAACAACTTCACTTTCTACTCCAGTATTTGGGTTTTTAACCGTAAGTACATGAGAAAGTTTAGGCATCGTTTCAAAGAATTTTTCAATTTCTTTAAATTGATGGGATGTTAGTTGCTCAAGAAAATCTTTCAACTCTTTTTTTGTCGAGTCAGATGCTGCCCACGATTCTTCTTCACTATAAATTTGTTCGATACAAGAACAAATCATATCAAAAGTATCATCAACAGAAATTTCACTACCAGCAGTAAAATTATTTTTAATAAACTCCTGCATTGATGGATATCTCATTCTCAAAGTTAAAGTATCATCAAGTTTAATATCTCTAGAGTGATCTTCTCTAAAATTTACTTTGATTTCATCAAGATTAACGCTCATTGGAACTTGCGTCTTCTCATCATCTGGACATGTAATTAAAATATCGACATTTTCTCCAACTGATTTACCACGAATATTCAAAAACAAATACTCAATATCAAACGTCGCTAAATCATCAACTTTAATACCACGTGTAATAATACAATTTGTAATTACTGTTTTAACTGCTTCAGCAATTTGCTTTGGATCCTCGCTCTCCATCGCAAGAATCAGAATTTTTTCTTCTTTAACTAAAAATGGGCGATACTTAACGACTTTTTTTAATGAAGGGACTTCCAACTCATATGTTGGAGTAGAAATTTTTGGTAAAGGCATAATGACCTATAGAACTTCAGTAAAATTATTTAGAATAGAGATTCGGAGTTTGCTTGAGAACCTAATGGATTTTGAGACAATGAAGTTGCCGACGCTTGTAATTCGGTAGTATTATCCACCCCAAATTTAGCATTTTGGAAAACATCATCTGCAGATGAAATATTTTGTTGATCTGTTTGACTTTGAGTAGGATTTTGATTATTGCTATCACCAAGGACTGACTGACTAAATGTGCTTGTTTTTCCTGCAATATAACGATCATAAGAAAATGTTGTCGATACTTTTAATGTATCAGAGTTTGAATAACTGACTTGTAGGGAACCAATATTTTTTGGATAAAATCCACGAAAATTATATTCAATTTCTTTTTGATAATCTCGATCAAATTTGACAATTTTAACAGAATTTGCTTTATAATTATCAGGGTATTGCATCCTGATAAAATAACCTTCCTGATTTTGATTGATAACTGGAGTATTGCTTGGATCATCATGAACAAACGATCCACTTGCAATATATTCCATCCAAGTTTCTAAAAATAAAAGCATCTTATAGTTTTTATCAACGTAAAATTCGAGTGTTATATCATCATATTGTCTCGTATGGACAAATTTTTCTCGAATGCCCATGAAGTTTGACACTTCATTTGAAGCTAAATTAGTTGTTGGTAAAGATGCACTATAACAAAGAAGTCCTGCATTATTGTATATAAAACTACTATCAATACCTTTTTTTAAAAGATAACCGCTTAATTTATCTGGAAGCGAACCAAACTGAACTTCATAATGAGAAGTTTGCGCTAGATTTGTTAAGATTGGTTTGATATCCGATATTCTACGGGGACTTATTGCCACTCTAAATACCTTATATGAGTCTTATAGTATAAGTATTTAGATGTCTTATAAAGGAAAATATAAACCATCATACCCAAAAAAGTATAAAGGAGATCCAACAAATATCATTTATAGATCACTTTGGGAACGTAGATTTATGGTCTATTGTGATACAAATGAAAGAATATTAGAATGGGGGAGTGAAGAAGTATTTGTTTGGTATAAATCACCCATTGATGGCAAAGCACATAGATATTTTCCTGACTTTTACATCAAAGTTCAAGAAGCGACTGGTTCAATTAAAAAATATCTAATTGAAATTAAACCACAAAGACAAACAGTTCCTCCAACAAAACCTCAAAGACAGACAAAAAAATATATTAGTGAAGTTTATGAATATGCCAAAAATCAATCAAAATGGGAAGCAGCAAGAGAATGGTGCGCTGATCGTGGATATGAGTTTAAAGTCATCACAGAAAACGAACTCGGTATCAAATAATGCCAAGAAAGACACTCCAACAAAGAAGTAAAGATTATAATCGTATTTCCAATCTCGTAAAGAATTTAATTGGAATAGAAAGTGCCGATGATCTAATGATTGAATTGATGAATATTATCCCAGAAACCAAATCCCCTCCAGTCGCTGGTAAGTTTTATATTTTTGTTTATAATGCCAAAACTCCAAATATGAGATATGATCAAAATCCCCTTGTAGCAGTAACAGACGTTTATAAGTGGGGATTTAAAGGTTTAAATTATCATTGGGGAGAGGTTAGACAATATACTTGGGATGAAGTAGCGGGAGGAATGTATGAAGTTTATAAAAATGAAATTGAAGATCTAAGAAGATTGCCTTTTGGGAATATTAGAACTAAATAATTAAAAAACGTAAATGGCAGATACGCTAAGATATCCGTTAAAAATGCTACTTGATAATCAAGATTATTTGAAAATAACTTGTGTAAAATATCAAGCGCCTGGAATTAATGATAATTTTGGCACAGATGGTAATTTTAATTTGCCAAGCTCAGACGATACCTATAGCTCTATAAATCCACAATCAATACAAGGAACTATCATACTACCAATTCCAGATAATCTTCCACCAACTGTCAATAGCACGAATTGGGAAGCGAGTAATTTTGGTCCTCTTGCTGCAGGACTCGCACAAATTGGTGAAGCAACTGTTGCAGGAAGTCCAGCTCAAGGACTTGCAGAAGCTGTCACACAATTAAATAATCTTGCAAATGCTGCACAAACTGGAATAGGGCAAAAAGCAGTTCAAACTGCTTTTATATCTAAAGCTATACAACAAGTATTGGGGCAAGACCAAGGTGCAAATCTTTTAGCAAGACGAACGGGTGCTGTTTTTAATGAAAACACCGAACTCTTGTTTAGAGGTGTAAAAATGCGTGGAGCATTCCAATTTGCATTTGAAATGACACCAAGATCTCAACAAGAAGGAGAACAAATTAAAAAAATAGTTCGTTTCTTTAAGAAACAAATGTCTGCAAAGAAAGGAGCAAGTAGTGGAGCTGCTGCAGGTTTATTTTTAAAGGCACCAAATGTTTTTAAGATTGAATATATGAGTGGTGCAAAACCTCACCCATATTTAAACAGATTTAAAATTTGTGCTCTTACAGATTTAAGTTTTACATTTAATGGATCTAATACCTATGCAACATATGCTGATGGAACACCAGTTCATATGCAATTAGGATTATCATTCCAAGAACTTACACCAATTTATGATACAGACTACGACAAAACAGATGGTTTAGGAGGAGTTGGATACTAATGACTTACTTTAGAGAACTTCCAAATATAGAGTATCAATCATTCTTATCGGATGTAAGATCATCTGATCAATATCTCGTAGCTAAAAATCTTTTCCGTAAAGTTAAACTTCGTGATGATTTGCAAAATGTGTTTACTGTTTTTGACAAATATCAAATTCCAGATGGTTCTAGACCAGAACTTGTTGCAGAAGAACTTTATGGAAGTGTTCAATATGATTGGGTAGTTCTAGTATCCGCAGGTATTACTAGAATTAGAGATCAGTGGCCACTTTCTGACAAACAAGTTTATGATTACTCCGAAGAAGTTTATGGAGATAAAATCAATGCAGTACACCATTATGAAACAACAGAAGTCAAAGATTCTCAAAATCGTTTAATTCTTCCAGCAGGACGCATTGTAGATGAAGACTTTAAAATTTCATATTATGATAATGGAAGTCTTTATACAAATGAGTCAACTTTAGGAACAAATATCATTAACATTGCAAATCCAGTTATTGGGGTTTCTAACTATGAGTATGAAGTTCTTAAAAATAATGAAAAAAGAGGAATATACGTCCTCAAACCAATTTATTTACAGCAAGTGTTGAATGATACAAGAAAGGCAATGACCTATGACAAATCATCACAATATGTAAATGATAAACTGATTAAAACAGAAAACACTAGTGCATTAGCGCCATAAGAGTTCTAGATTCTTATCAAAAATCATCACATATCGGTGCTTGCGGGAGCGGTCTTTCCATTCTCCTTCAGCACCTTTTATTTTTCCACGAG